GTAATGCCGGGAGTAATCAAACCACCAATAGGGCCACCCTCTCCTGCTGTACCATCATGAGAGTGTCCAGAGGTAGCAGCAAAGGCAGCAACAAGTTGATCAAACTCTGTGTTAAACAGGTCTGCTGTAATTGTATCACCGTCAGTGAATGTTGATTGTCGTGTGTATGTAGAACCCATCTAACGTCTTGCTCCTAATTGATATTCTAGCTGAAACCCTTTGAGGGAATAAGGTGCAGTCACCCCGCCATCATTAACTCTTAATACGACTGAAAAACCTGAACCCTCTACAGGTTGTCTTACAAGAGGCTGTGAAGGACCACCAAAAATAAACTGTACTAAAGACTCTTCTGTGCTAAAAGTAGATACCCCAAATAAAGCTGCAACATCTGCAGTATCTAAAGCATAAGCAGCAGGTCTTGAAGAGTCAGGGCTTTCGTTATCATACCTTACTAAAAGATCAGCATCAATAGCTGACTCAGGTTTGTAGTTAATAATAACTCTTTGCATGTGTTTACGTACACCAGTATCACCAAAGCTCATATCAGAACTTCTGTATCTTGCAAGAATAGGAGTACCATCAAAGGTATTGCCTATTTCTTGTCGGTGTACGTAACCTTCAAAGTCACCATGTAATACAAACGTATTACCTGTTTCAACAAAAGTATCTGTAGATGCAGGTTTAATCCCACGTATCTCTGAAAACTCAAATCCCTCTTGTTTTAGTACACAAATAATACCTCTTGTTTGTGAATTAGACTGACCCGTTTTACTAAAAAATATCCTGTATTGTGTTTTATCTGTTATTACTACACTTTCAAACAAAGAACTATTTTTAATATTATCATCAAAAATAGACTGTACATTTCTACTAATTGTACCTAGTTCAGTATCACCAATCCTTGCTGTCGCTGCAACAGTACGCAAACCATCAGGCCCAAGAAAAATTAAGTCACCACCAAATTCTTGAATAGTATCACCATTAATACAACCAATACTTCTTGTAACAGCTTGGATAGCAAAGTCAGATGATGAACTACCTGTTAGTTTAAATATCCTATTTTCACAAAAGATAAAAAGAGAATCACGAAAAACTTTTATACCTGTAATAGTGTCATCTACTCGTATACTTCCTGCACCACTGCCACCAGTAAAGTCATCTTCATCAAAAGGTACACTAAAAATTAATTCTTCTGGTGTAGTACTCTTACCTGCATAAAACATATGGTTTTTAAATGAAGCTACAAATTTAGAACCTGCAACAGAAGACGCACTTACATCAACAAAATTCATAGATGAGTCAATAACTACAGGAGCATTAACCTCATCAACAAGTATAATCTTATCTGTGCCATTAAAGTTAAACCGTTCAAAACGATACTTACCTGCATTAGTTCTGCCTGAATCTCTTTCTGTCCAGTTTTCAGAAACTTGTATTGTAGCTAGATGTTTACGAGCATTAGTGCTATCTACCTGTCGTGTAACCCCTGTAAAAGTAGGAGGGTCAGATGATGCATTAACTCCTGTATAAGTAAAACGTTCTATCTCTGTTTCAGAAATAGCTATCTCAAGAGTACCACTACTAGAAAAACCTGCTACACTATCTACGCCTATTGTGCCTGAACCTGTCATGCTTGTATCGGCTTCAATAACAGTGCTTAGTTCAGCAGAAGCACTACTAAATATTTTTTCACCTCTAGCAGCAAGATACTTATCTGCAAACTTAGCAATCATAAGTATTTTTTCACCAGAAGATGTAGTTTGTGGTACAATTTGATTAATTAATTTTCTGTAACCATTAATACGTCTATAACCACCCTCAATGTCAGGCTCAAAGTTTTCTAAAACTAAAGCTTCTCCCGGCTGCATAAGAAAAGTAGAACGATTTTTAACTAAGCCACCTTCACAATTAAATGCAACAGGTTGTACTCTAGAGCTATCAGGCATTAATTTACACCTGACATAAAGTTAGAAGAAGCGCGTGGCCTATTAGTTACAGTAGATCTAATATACTCATACTTATTAATTAATAAGCTACGCATATTTTTAATACCCTCTTCAAACCTAGCAAAGTTTAATTGATACTGTTGTAGCTCACCTCGATATTGATACACATAAGCAGTAGCACCATCTACAATTACAGGAGAAAATCTTTCTGGAATTGTTGTTGTATCGCTATGAGCAGAAAGATCACTAGGAAAAGTAAAGTAATCAAAAATTAATGTATAAGCTTTATCAGGATAAGGGTATAATAAATAATTGTTATCAGGGGTACGTACTATATTTCTAGGTATACCACCCTCACTAAATTGAGTAACTGCAACACCACTGGAATGTGTAGCAGCAGTTGTACTATTAGCACCACGAGTACAGCCTGTAATGTCATTACCTAATATACCAGTGTAAGTAACTTGCTCACTACCTATATGCACTGTGCCTGTAGTATCAAGTCCTGTAGTAGATGCAAGAGTTAAAGTAGCTACGCTACTAGAGTGAGATCCATTTAGTGTTGTAGCTATAACATCATCTTCTTTACTGGCATAATTTTTTTCAATATATTCTTTATAATTTAATGTAACTAAGTTATTACCTGATGTATTAAGGTCAGTGTCTTTTTTAATTCTAGCTGTACTATAGTCTATAGATTTAGTACTTGTAGGTATTGTATATCTAGCTGTCCTGCTACTAAAGTAGAAGAGTTACTAGCATGATTAAAAGAATAGCCAAACTCTGTCTGATTAATAAACCTTATAGCTTCATTAACAGCAGCTTTACACTGTGTTTGTACACCTCTTGATCCAGTAAAGTTACTAGAGGTAAGCTCTACTTCATTCATACGAGTAATGGTACTATTAGTTAATGAAAGGAAAGTAAGAGCCATGTTTACCCCAAGAGTTTTTTGTAGTATATGTTTGATACACTAATGGGGCCAGTACGTAACCAGCCCCAAAAGTTATTGACTTATGCCAAAAGGTCACGGTCAACTTCATTCGCAGAACCTGACTGTGAAATATCATCCATGATAACACAAACTGCGTACACACGAATAATACCACCAGTAATAGTACCACTAGATGCATGAATTTCTACATCAAGTGTATCTGCTGCTGCAGTGAATACTGGCAAGTTACCACAGACACCTGAAGATGTAATTGCTGGTGTGTGATCACCAACAGATGCACCATCATAGTCAAACGATGCAGCAAAAATGTCTACATCTGTTCCTGTGATACCAATATGCAAAGCAGAGTCGGTAGTAGTACCCTCCATTGCTGTAACCACTTTAAATCCTGCGTGTAGGACCATAGTGTTTGCAGGTACAGCAATAGCTTGAATGATATCATTTGCTGCTAGAGCAGTTCCACCATTCTGTAGAATTGCATCCGCCATATCAATGTCGTTTTGCAACACAGTAAGGGCACCACGGAGTTTCTTATTCCCTGTTCCACCGTTATTAGAAGTAGAAGCAGAGTTAGTGGACATAGTAATAGTAGCCATAATTAAATCCCCCCTTATGCTGCGTTATACTTAGCGGTTACAAGAGCTTCTGGACGAAGGATCTTGCGACCGTATAGATGCATACCACGAACAATGTCAGCAAAGCTGTCAGGGTCACGATATGTTTCTGTCTTGTTGATCTGCTCTGCAGTTGCTACAGCAGAATCATGACCAGCAACAATAACACCGAAGTTAGCATTTTGATTGCTTGAACCGGATGTACCTGGTCCTGTACCTACCGCTGGCAGGTTAGAGGATACATACATACGGAAACCGTGGAAGTTATTAATAACCAGACCATTGCGAAGTCCACCGGAATCACCATAGTCCCCATTCATAAAGCGGCTGTCCTCATCGGAAAGCAGTTCCATAAATACTGGGTCAATTACAAGCCAACGCCCTTGAGTGTCAACTTGCTGTTGATCAAGCAAACGCTTCATACGTGCTACAACCATAGCAGGGGAAGCAGTTGCAGTTGGAAGTGAAGTGGCACCGGGCATACGTGCAGTAAGCGGGATAGAATGTTCCCCTGCAGAGCTTGTTGTAATGTTACCAAAGTCACCTTTTTTCAGTTTCATGCTTGAAAGCAATTCGTCTGAACCAGCAGATGATACGGCTTTTTCACCACTTGCAGTAGTGTTAGCTGTATCTGGTTTTCCATGCAAAGCTGATTGTTTAAAACCTGACAAGTAGCCAAGAACTTCTTGGTCATACTGATCAGCCAAACGGTAAGCTGCACGGTCTGTTGCTAAATCCATGAAATTAACGTGGCTGTGAGCCTCTTCGATATCATCCATTTTAAAAGCAAAGTAGTTGCTCTTGTCAACTACCAGTGTAAAATCTTCATCGTCAAGATCTTGTGCGGTAACATTTGTGCCGCGTGTATAAGCTTGAACAGAGATTTCTGGTTCTTTAATAATACGTACTGTATCACCTTGTGCAGCGATCTCACCAAAATAATCACTATTGGTAATATCACCTACAGTAGCAGACTTGCGGAAAGCAAGCTGTACTTTTTTAGAATAGATTATGGGACTGAAATTACCGTTTGGTAGATTCCCATAACCTGATGCGGTTGAAAAAGCCATGTTTAATCCTCCTATAAAAAGTTTAGGCTTTCTAAGTTAAACATTATAGTAAGAGGCTGTTACATCTTAGGGTGCAAGTTAAGATTAATTTGCGCTATTAATAATACTTGGGCCTATTCAAAACAGGTGTTCTCATATTAAGTTTGACTTCAATATGTGTGGGGTATGTAATACAAAAGGTAGTCATCTTAGATGAGGCTTTTGTTATATCCCCTAGTTATACTATTGATTTTTTATTTGTCAATAGTTAATTTACCTAGCAGAGCCAGATATATCATAAATAAATTTACCGCTACGTAATGCAGCGTTA